GAAAACTTTCCGCATGGGCGATGGATCCGACATTTGAGAATCCGAGGATGTACAGTCTTCGCCGGAGGCAGGTGAATCCGATTATTGAAGACAAGGCGCTGCAGGAGGAATACGCGGAGGAGCTGAGCAAGAACGAATACACGCCGGAGACGCTGGAACAGTGGGACCGCGAGGCGGTGAAATGGATTCTGCGGAACGGCGGGATTCTGGGAGCCGTTGAAAAGATCATCGGGCAGACGGAGCATCACGACCGGCATATCGCGTCGCTGGCACGGCGGCATGTGATGCAGAGCGACGTGTTCCAAAAACTCGACGCGAAAACGCGTGCCGCGGTGGAAACGGAGCACATTTTCGCCGGTACGGCATGGGGACGCGAAGGCGTGGCGAGGCGTCTTGCGTCGCTGACGCTGGACAGTGTGGAACGGGTACAGGCGCTGTTCAACAAGCTGAATTCGAAACTGCCGGACGCCGAACGGAGAGCGCTGCGCGAAAAGATTCTGAAAGAATTCGGGATCGACATTCTGGAATTGCCGGACGATATTACGGAGAACCGGAAGCGTCTGGACGCGCTGCTGCGCGCGTATTCGGCGAAGGCCGCGAAGCTGGGAGACAAGATTTATGAATACTGGATCAACGCGATTCTGAGCGGTCCGCAGACGCACGCGGCGAACATCATCGGGAACACGGCGAACGCGCTGTACGAGCTGGGGCCGAAACGGCTTGCGGAGGCGGCGGTGAATCTGCTGGCGAAGAAGAAAGACGCGGCGACGTTCGGGGAGTTCAGGCAGATGTGGAAGGCGATCGACATCCGGAGCGCATGGGAAGCGGCGATGGAGGCGTACGATCTGGAAATGCTGTCGCCGTCCGGAAAGCTGATCGAGAGCGCAAACGCGGCAATCGGCGGGAAGACCGGACGCGCGGTGCGAATTCCGGGACGGCTGCTGAACGCGGCGGACGCATTCGCGAAATACATTCTGATTCCGGTTGAGGCGGCGAGCCGCGCATACCGCGACGGAACGGCACGCGGACTGAGCGGGAAAGCTCTGGAATCACACATTGAACAGCAGATGAAGGATCCGAGGAGCAAAGCGTACCGCGCCGGAGAAGCGAGTGCCAGTGCGATCATCTTCCGGGAAAATCCCGGTGAGGTGGTGAATTATCTTGTCGGGCTGAAGAACAAGAACTGGATTCTGAAGTTCATGCTTCCGTTCGTGCGGACGCCGTACAATATTCTGCGTCAAGGGATCCGGAAAAGTCCGCTCGGTCTTGCGAATCTTGCATACGAGACGGGCGAAGTGCTGACGGGGGCACGCAAGCTCGACAGTGAGTACCTCGGACATGCCGCGGAACAGCTGCTTGCCTGGGGCGCGTTTCTGGCGATGGGCGGATTCGACGACGATGACGAGCCGTGGATCACAGGAAGCTCCGACATCTACGGAAGCAGCAAGGAAAAATTCCGCCGGAATGCGCTTCCGGCGTACAGCGTCCGGATCGGTGATACCTGGTACAGCTACAAACGGATCGAGCCGCTTTCGACCGCGCTTGCGCTGATGGCGGACGCGAAGGAAGCGATCCGCCGTGCAAGAAACGGGAAAGAGGTATCCGCGGCTCTGGGAGAGATGGTGCGGAAGTCCAGCAAGATGATCAGCGAAAAAAGTTATCTGGATTCGCTGAATCAGCTATATAAACTGGTTGAGGATCCGGGGGAGGCCGGGCCTCGGTGGGCAGCCGGATATGCGGCAAGCTGGATGCCGAATCTGGCACGGCAGACCCTTGCGGCATTCGATCCGACGGCAAGGGATATGAAGCTCCGCGATGAAGGCGCGGGAGAGTTTTTTGAACTTGTGACGAGCCGGATGGGCATTACACACCGGGTCCCGAAAGTGGATGTGTTCGGACGGGAAGTCGGGAAGAACAAGGCGGAACAGGCTGCGGACGCATGGGACGGGCTGTACCGGCTGCTGGTCCCGATCGAGAGAAAAGACGCGTCAAGCGGACACAACGGGACGGATATCATCACGAAATGGAACTGGACGCATCCGGAAGAAGAATGGCATCCGAGCGAACCGGCATGGAAAGGCTCGATCGGCGGAAAGAAGTATCAGATGGACAGCGAAACGTATCACGATTACTGCGTTGACGCCGGAAAACTGGCGGACCGGCAGATCAACAACGCCGTGCGGCACCGGCTGATCAATCCGGGGAAACCGACGGAAGCCCAGATGGAACTGATGAAAAAGATTTTCAGCCGGGCACGGAAAGAAACCAAAGAGCGGTATATCAGGCAGAGAAGAATTCAGCTGACGAGGTAAGATATGGATTATGCAACAAAACAGTACATTGACAAGCAGATCGCGCTGCTCCGGAAACTGCTGACCGGGCAGGACAACGGCAGAGGTGCGGCCGGGAACAGCGGCGCCGGGAACGCAGGGCTGACGAGGAGCGCGATCATCGCGGCGCTGAAGAATCCGTCCGGGAACGAAACGGCGTATCTGAACCAGAAGGGCGGATACACGCAGGAGACCTTTCTGTCGTTCGTGTCTCCGCTGTCACTGACTGGGAAGATTGTCAGTATCGACCTGGGCGCCTATGCGACACAGGCATGGGTTGAGTCCCATTTCCTTTCAACGGTCCCCTGGCGGATCGTGACGGACACGCCGACAACGCTGGGCGGATACGGAATCACGGACTGCTGCATCAGCGGAGGTGTCGTAACAATCGGGGAAGACAGCATTACGCCGCTGACCGCAGAAGACGGTGTGGACTGGAGCCTTCTTGACAATACGCCGACGACCCTGCTGGGGTACGGGATCACGGACTGCTATATCAGCAATGGCAGCATCACGATCGGTGAAAACAGCATTACACCGCTGACCAGCGTTGCATGGGTTGACATCGCCAGCAAGCCGGACACGCTGTCCGGGTACGGGATCACGGACTGTTATATCTCAAACGGGGCAATCACGATCGGGAACGCGAGCATCACGCCGCTGACAACAAGCTCGGCTCTGGACTGGGGCAACGTCAGCAACGCACCGACGACCCTGCTGGGATACGGAATCGCAGACTGCTATATCAGCGGGTATGATATCCATATCGGCGGCACAACGATTACCCCGCTGGTCAGTTCGTCCGACGTCAAAAATGCTCTGGACATTGATGAAATGACGGGAGACGTGACGCTGTACCTGAATCAGAAGGGGTTCTGGGCGGCCGCCGTCGGAGAGAAAGGCGATAAGGGTGACAAGGGCGACAAAGGCGACAAGGGCGATACCGGATCTCCTGGCGCAGACGGGATAGACGGACAGAATGGCCAGGACGGCATTTCCCCGACAGCAACTGTCACGCAGACGGCGAGCGGCGCAACGATTTCCATAACGGACCGGAACGGAACAACGACTGCGAACATCACGAACGGAACCAACGGAACGAACGGAACCAACGGGCAGGACGGACAAGATGGCGCGGACGGGCAGGACGGACAGGACGGAACAAGCGCATACGTCTATGTGGCGTGGGCGTCCGATTCGTCCGGGACGGGTTTCAGCCTCACGCCGTCCGCGTCCCTTCCCTACCGCGCGGAGCTTCACACGTCAACGCCGATCGTCAGCCCGACGCTGGCCGATTTCTCCGGCGTGCCGTTCGTGGACGTAACAGGAATATCCGCGGTGGAAACGGGAATCTCCTTGCGGAAAAATTCGACCGCGTACTCCGTCGGAGACAGAATAACGTATTCAGGCAAACCCGGATTTGTGCTTGTGTGTACGACAGCCGGGACTTCAGCAGCGTCGGTGCCGTCATGGCCAGCGTCCATAACGTCTGGAACGACCACGCTGACAGACGGCACAGCCGTGTGGACGATATACGATGCGACGGCTCCGGAGATAGCCACCGTGAACGGGCTGTCGAGCGCGCTGGCCAATAAGGTCGATAAAACAGTTATGGATTATAGAAAACCTAATTGGCACTATAATAATAACGCCAGAGCGGTTTTGCCCCAAAAAAGCGGGTATTTGCTTATATGTACCACAGGAGGAATGACAGCGCCAACAGAAATTGTGTTTCCATCAACGGCAACGATAGTGTCTGGTGTAACCACGATCACCGATGGCGAGGTTGTATGGACGATATACGACACTGCTGCGATGAGCGGCATCCCCATCGGTTCCATATTCATGTACCCGCTTACTACACCTCCAGCTGGTGCTTTTTTGCTAAACGGGCAAACGATAAGCAACTGTCAAATTTTATATTCAGGTTTCTGGAGCTGGCTGAATAACGCTGTTACAGCGGGGACAGTGAGAACACTGAGTTCAGCGGATTATGAGGATGAGCTGTCTGTTTATGGACAATGCGGCGCATTTGTAATCAGCGGTTCTGCTGTCAGACTTCCACTTATCAACGGCTTCATACAAGGCCTTGGTACAGGGACGGACAAAGGAGCTACCGTTGCTCCCGGATTGCCGAATATCACAGGAAATGCTCCTCATTATCCTACGCTCGCTGGCAGCAGCTGGAATGGCGGAGCTTTATATGGCGGTACATCAGCTGTAAACGCAGATATTTCGATTGCAGGTGGTAATGCGTCATATAAAAGAGTCCAGATAAACTTAGACGCATCAAGGGCCAATTCCATTTACGGCAACTCCAATACTGTCCAGCCTCCTGCCATTAAATATAATTATTGCATACAAGTGTTCAATTCCGCTACTACTCTTAGTACGCAGGAGTCTGCGCAAATAGCAACTACCTTGCAAGGAAAGGCCGATGTCAACCTCGGAAATCTTTCGACACACACCGCGATAAATACAAATACTCCTGTCGACTATGTGATATACAAGTACACAGGTACATCTACATGGTGTCGCATCTGGAAGAGCGGATGGGTTGAACAGGGAGGCCAATGTAAGGGGACAAACGCAAGCGGACAGAATACAGTTACCATAACATTTCTGGTCGCGTTCGCAAATACGAAATATGTGATCTTCAAAAATTACAATTCCAGCGGCACATCCACGCCAGTCATTGGACATGTCAGCGTCTACGACAAAACGGAGACAAGCGCGAAAACATATAGTTACGGAACCTCGGAAAAAGACTGGTACGCCTGCGGACAGGGAAGCAATGATCCCGAAGTCGTGAACTCAATATACAACATTCTGAACCCCTGAGGAAAAAATGAGCCAAGAATATCCTGTCTTCAACACACATTTCGAGGCGGTAGACTATGCAAACGCACACGGTTTGATTGTGGAAAAAGCGGAGAACAGACGCTGGAAATGCGCGGAGCCGCCGCCCGTTCCGGAGGAACCAATCGACCGGACGGACTTCGACGCCGCCTGTACCATGTTCCGCGCGGTCTGCACCGACATCGGCGCGCTTCTCGGCGTGGAGGATTTCCGGGGCGGATTCGACGAAATGCAGGCGTTCCAATCCAGCGAATCCTTCAACACGATGCCGGGAATGCGGCTTGCAATCGAATGGAGCGCGGCAAACGAGCTGTGCAAATACGAAGGCGCGAAAATCGGCCTCGGCCAGCCGCAATGGTGGCATGAATGCTGGGCGAATGCGTAAAAAATTGCGCATTCGTGACAATATATAGAGACAATGTTAAAAAAACAGGAGAAATTTAACATGAAACTCATCATCAATGACCCCGTAACGGGCAATCCGAAAGAAACGCTGGTTCTGAGCGTCAGCGATCAGGCGTTTTTCGATCCTGTCACCGGCAGGAAGACCGGCGTTCTTGCGTCCGGTTCGCAGTTCACGCTGCAGGAAGAAAAAACCTGGACGCCGGGGACGACGGATCAGACGATTGCCGCGGGGACCTACTGCACGGGCGCGCAGACGATCAAGGGCGACGCGAATCTAATCGCCGAGAACATCAAGAAGGGAGTTACGATTTTCGGTGTGGCCGGAAGTTACGAAGGCGAAGGATAAGAAGATGATCAGTGTATCCATCCATGCCGAGGACGAGCGCGGCAACGTGCTGACATTGCAGGAGCCGCTGGAATTCATCTGGAACGGGCACATCGTTTATGTACCGGCCGGATTCGAGAGCGACGGTGTTTCGACGCCGCGGTGCCTGTGGTCGAGCATTTCTCCCGCGATCCACCCGCAGACGCTCCGCGCAGGCATCACGCACGATTACATCTACCGCACCCAGCCGGACGACTGGACCCGCGCAGACGCAGACAAGATGTTCTACGATCTCTGCCGGGCTGACGGCCTCGGCTGGTGGCGTGCGCAAAAAGCATACTGGGGCCTCCGCATGTTCGGTGGCGTAGCATGGCGTGAAAACGCGAACCGGAAAGCCTTATGCGCATGACACATTTTGAGCGCGAAGTCATCGACCGGCTGGGACGGATCGAGGAACAAAACAAAACACAATTCAAGCGTCTGGAGGCAGTCGAACGCGCGATCAACGGGAACGGGCATCCGGGGCTTGCGCAGCGTGTTCAGGTGTTGGAAGACATCAACCGGACCAGGAAAGAAAGCAAAACGGGGGTGCTGGCGTGGCTTGCGCTTGCAGTTGCAGCCGTGAGCGCGGCGATCAATTATTTCAAGGGGAACTGAAGACATGAAGAAGATTTTTTATACGGCAGGCGTGTTGATGGTCTGCCTCTGTTGTACGGGATGTGCGGGGGTTACTTTTGCCGGAGCGTGGGCGGCGATCTGCGCAGGCGTTTCGGCAGGGGCTGCCGTATGGCAGGCAGCAAAGACTCCTGAAGAAAAAGAACCGGACCAGTCCGAAAAGACTGCTCCGGTTGAATCCGTGAATCCAGGATCAGACGCGATCCAGCAGAGCGAATAAACGGGCCTTGCAGCGTTCAAGGTTTTCTGCGGTGAGGCGGGTGAGAATCCGCCGGACGCGGACCGGAGTGAGCGGCTTCGGATCGCGTTTTTTTATTGCCTCCGGCCCGGTAAGGTAAGCTGGAATCTGGGAAAGGTACTGAGCCTTCGCTTCGCGGCTGGCGTGATCCATATAGTGCTTCGTCATGGCGGGGGAGGTGTGACCGACAATTCCCTGCACAACGGGAAACGGAACGCCGGATACCGCGGCGAGATACACGAACGTGTGACGGAAGCTGTGGACATCCTTCGCGGAAATCCGCCGGGCATAGCCGTCAACAGATTGCGTGGTTCCGGCGATCCCGATATCTTCGAAAAAACGTTTCACGGTTTTTCCGATTCTCGCCGGATTGCGGGTATAAATGTCGGCAAGTTCCGGGTAAACGTATTCCGAATCGCTGTCGTTGATGTATTCTTCGAGGTGAGCGCGAAGTCCGGGAAGAATCGGGATGTCAACACTTGCGCCGGTCTTGCGTGTTGAAGGTATGGATATCCAGCCAGTGGACAGGTTGACGCTGGATTTCCGCAGCATGCAGATGTCGCCTTCGCGCAGGCCGGTGGACAGCGCAGTCAGGCAAAGCGAATAGAGCCAGCCCGTCGCATTGTCGCCGATCTTCTTCAGTTCTTCCGGGGTGAAGGCTTCGCGCGCGGCGATGTCCGTTGCGAGTTTTTTTATGCCGTCAAAGGGATTTTTGACGATGCCGTGCGATTCACCGAGGGTCTTGAAGACATATTTCAGGACCATCAGATATTCGTTTTTCGTCGAATTGGAGCCGATACCGCCACGGATCTCCTTGAAATATTCCTGGGCGTGGCGCGGATCGACCTCACTTACCTTCAATACATCGGGATAATGCTGCTTCATCCAATCGCAGAAGGCCCGGATGCGCAGACGATACGCTTTCATTTTCTTCTGCCCGGCTCCGGAATCCGTAACCTTGCTGAACGCGGTCCAGATGGCATCAGCGTCCAGCGCACATGCTGATTCGTTGGTGACACGTCGGCGCTGCTGTTCATAAAGCAGTGCAGGGGACATGTCGATCCGTGCTTGGGCTTGCACCTGTTTCGTGAATTTTAAAGCATCTGCCTTTTGATTGACAGGGAATCCCGTTGCTCCGGTGTAACGCTTACCATTGACGTGGAAATCATACCACCATTTTCCATTTCTCTAAAACATTTTTTATCTCCTGTTTTTTTGTCCTGTTTTGTGTCGTTTTATTGCTGTTAGACATACTATAACGCATCCACCAACAAAATCAACAAATATTTTGAAAAAAGCTCGTATTTTGAGCTTAAAAATCATGTTTTTAGCTCTCTCCTAAAGAGCAGGTCGCGGGTTCAAATCTCGCCGGCATCACCATTTTTGATTCCAAAAATTAGCCTCATTTAGTGCGATTTATGACTATTTAACACGGTTTTTGAACCACCAACAAAATCAACAAACGTTGTCGGTTTTGGGGCTTTTTTTGGGGGGAACCACCAACAAAATCAACAAACGTTGTCGAGCGTGGATCATGGGCGGGAAATCCGGGAATCGCGAATTACAATATTCCCGGCGGCAGGCTGTGGATTTTAAATCGCGCGCCCCTGCCGAATGTTTTGTCGCTGCTGGTGATCCAGCCGCGTTCGGCCATTTCCTGCATGATCTGGCGGCGCTGCATGGCGTTTGTTCCGGTGTGGCTGGCATACCGGGAAATCGTCTGCGTCGATACGCCGTCGCCCTTGTCAAACTTGGCGATGATCGCGGCAAACCGGCGCATGATCTTTTCTTGAATGCGGGCGGCCGGTGATTCGTCTTCGATCTGCGCCAGCATTTCTTCCGCGTTGTGAAAAAACCACTGGACCATTTTTGCGGCGGCGGTCCAGTGCTGCGATTCCAGCAAAACGGCGTCGCCCTGCGATCTGGCTTGATGATTGATCGAAAGCATGACGGCGAACCGCGGCATATATTCGGAAACAAGGCGGCGCCAGACTGGATGCAACTTCTGCGGCGAATACTTTTTGAACATTTCTGAAAGCGCGGTCCCGTAGCCCGCCGGAACTTCGACCACGCCGTGCTTCTTCTCGAATACCGGCAAGATCATTGCGAAACGCTGCAAGACTTCGGCAATTTCGATCCGGGCCGGATCGCCGAAAAATTCCGGCATTTTGGCATAAATGAAGCGCCCCATGAAGCCCGATGAGATGTCCTGCGTCCTGACGACGTTCTCGAAAACCTCCGGCTGGATGTTGGCGATGATGTTGGGGAAGCAGTAGTCGCAGGCGCTGGTCCCGGCCTTGCCGCTCCGGCTGCTGAAATTATGGCGGAAGTAGCCCTTGCTGAAGGCTTCGGTCAAAAACGACGTCGCCTTATGCTGCCAGTGTTTTTCATCCAGCCAGTTCATGAATTCGGAAATGCTGATAAGGCCGTTCGGGCAATCTTTTAAGGCTTCGGCGATTCCTTCCGCGCTGCCGCTGGTCCCCAGATTCCAATTCCGGGCGGTGGTGATCGTGTCAAGCAGGTTGCCGATGTCCTTTCCGCTTGCCGAATTGGCGGCAAGCAAAGCATAGACGTTGCAAACCTGCCCGCCGGCCGTATTGATCCGGAGGCGTGCGCGCTGCGCTCCAATCGGCGGCAAAAGTCCTTGTCGCGCCACGTCCGGCGTTCCCGGTCCGGACAAGGCGCAGCCCGCCGTGACGATCGCTTTTACCAGCGCGGCTTCAAGCGGCAGTTCCGGGACGGTTACGCAGGAATAAAGTTTCGTCATTTCGCCGAGGAACGTGCCGTCAAGGATCGCGCGTATTTCGTCGGTCGTAATGTCCCGCCACGGCGTCGGCTCCTGAATTTCCGGTTCTTCGTCTTCTTCGATTTCGACCGGCGGCGGCGCCGGGATGTTCTGCGGCGGTTCCGGCCGCTGCTGTTTCGCCGCGGCGGTCTGGCGTTCGATCTCGCGTTCGGTGAAACCGGGTTCGCGCAATGCGCGCAATGCGTGCCAGTCTTTGCCCTTGCAGCCGTTGTGGTGGCAAGTGAAACCGATTGCCCCGTTCGCCTGCTCGGTGATGATCGCCGACCGGTTGCGGTGGTCCGGGTTGAACGGGCAAATCGGAAAAATCCATTTGCGGCCGTCTTGCCACGGCTCCGGGCCTTCGGCTTCCGGACAATACCGGGCGATCCATGTTTCGATCTCGAAATTTTCCTTTTCCCGCGGCGGTTCGATCGCGGCAAAATTGATGCCGGAAAGTTTCGCGCTGTTTCCGGCGGCCTGCTGATACTCGGACGGATCGAACGGCTTTTCGTCCTGAATGCCGGCGGCCTGCTTCAAAAGTTCGATCGGCACGATCTGCAATTCGTCCGGGAAATTGACGATCCGCGCGCGCCGGTGCGGCCGGTCCGGGATCGGATCGCCCTTGCAGTTGACCGATCCGGGCAGGCGCCAGATCCGCGCGGCGTTGAAAACCGTCTCGTCGATCTCGACCGCCGGGCTGTTGACGGCCTGCAAGCTGTGAAGGATCGCTTTGCAGATCGTGTCGTCGGTCCCGCCGGGCAAATCTACGGCATACATGAGCTGTGCGCCGTTTCCGCTGTCGATCTCGACCGGGTCCGGAAATCCAATTGACGCAAAACCGGCTTTAATCTCGGCGGCTTTGTCGGCCGCGGCTTGGTGTTCGGCGTCGCTGCTGCTGATCCCGCTCGGCCGGATCGCGTCGCAGTCGATCAGTAGCCAGCGCCGGCGCGGAATGTCTTTGTCGGCTGTGCTGGGGTCTCGCTGTCCCATGTCCCGAAATCGATTTGCCGCGCGGGCCAGAAGTGCCGGCTCCACCGGGTTCGGGGTGTAGTAGATGCCGCGCGCAAATCGGATTTCCTTTTCGATCAAGGCGGCCGCGGCGTCGATGTGGTCGTAATCGAAATATCCGCTGATGGTGTGCGGTCGATTGTATGTTGCGGTCTGGGCCTCCAGCGCCCTGATCTCGAAAACGTCGCCCGGCCGGAAAATCCTTTTCAATGCTGCTGCGGCTTCGTCTCTGTCGTATGTCAGTTGCATTTCATACTCCTTTTGCATTCCGGGAACTGGATCCCGAGATCGTCCCATCGGTATAGTCCGATATAATTGTGATCGTCAATATAATAATCGGCATAAACCTTTCTCGGATTGGAGCCGCCCCATTCGACCACACGTTCCGGCAAATTGTCGTTGACGGCGTCTGGATGCAGTCCGATACAGGCAAGAAAATCCAGGGCATCTTGAAGAAACTGCCCTTCTCTCATGGTAAGAAGGATCCACCGGGTATCCGGCTGATCCTGAATCCACCTGCAAAAGTTGATAGTCTCTTTAATCGGATCTCCGATTTTAGGCCACTTTTCAGTTACCAGTGTACCATCAAAATCAAAAGCGAAGATTTCCATTCGTTTTGCTCTTTCCTGTCAAAATTTCCGGCCGTGTTTATATGGCCGGTTCCGGTTGACTTCCATTTTCGCAAGAATCGCGCCGGCGATGTCAAGATCGCGTTCCCCGGCGTAATCCATGATCCGAATAATCACGTCGGCAAGTTCAACTTCGAGGCTGCTGAACTTCGGGCAATGGTGATCCGGCGGGTTGCCGTTGCGCAGGGCCTGCAATGCTTCCGATACTTCGCAATGAATCAAGGCCAGAACTTCGCCGTCGTTCCGCGGTGCTTCGTGCCAGCCGTGATCTTTGGCGATCGCGTATGCCTTGACGATCTGGGCGTCGAAAGCCTGCCGGAAATGTCTATCTTCGATTCTCGCATTGATCGCTTCAAAGTTCTTGCAATATAAAGGTATTTCGTCTTCGTAAAGATAAGCGCCCTGCTTTTGGCAAAAAATTCTTCTATTATCGTCGGGCGCGTCAACTTCCACAAATCTGCATTTTTTACATAAGTTTTCCATTTTTTTGCTCTCCTTCGTTGTTATGGGTTAAAACGGGATTCCGTCGTCGTCGTTGGTGTGCCAGCCTAAATCCTGCGGGCTGTTACTGTGGAAATCCTCGTCGGATTCCGCGGCAAGGATCGCCAGCCGTTCTTCGATGTCGTCCGGTTCAGCGTCAAGATCGATCCATGATCCGGCCGCGGCCGCCTCTTTCCTGATCTCGGCGATCCGCTGTTCGGCGATGTGCATTGCGCTTTCCTCGCTGATCGTCGGTTCGCTCTCCGGCGCAAACTCGTATTTCGTGATCGTCGGCCAGTCTGATCCGGGCGTCTTCTTTACCGTGATCCGGACCGGCCGTTTCAATTTTCCGGCCTCTGCATAGATCAAGCATTCGTCGACCGTTTCCGGCAATTCAAATCCGGCGCGCTCCCGCCACCATTTTTCCGATTTGGTCCGGGCATATCCGGTATGCTCCGGGCAAATCCAATCGGAAATGTAGTCATTAAAACCGATTACATATTCTATGCGTAAGGTCGGCGGCTTATCCGGTGCGCCGCGCTTTATGTGCTTGGAATAATAGACGCGCTGAACGTCAAATTCGGTTTCGCTGGTCTGATCCGACAAAATGCCGTCGCTGGCCGCCCGCGTCCCGTGGTGCAGGGCGCGTTCCTGCCGCGGCATGACAAATCCGCAGTCCGGGCATTGTGTCCGGCCCGCCGGGAAAACGGCCTGACATTGCGGGCATTCGCGCATCGGCGGCGGCTGTTTCTTCCCGCCTCCGCGCGTTTCCTCCACGCGGATCATGTCGACCGGGCCGTGCCGCATAATGTTCCCGCCGTAGTCAAGGATCATGCAATCGGTCTTTCCCGTTTCCGGCGACAAACGAAAACCGCGCCCGACCATTTGATAATACAGGCCCGCGCTGGCTGTCGGCCGCAACAAAACAACCGTATCAACTGCGGGCGCGTCAAATCCGGTCGTCAAAACGCCGACGTTTACAAGATATTTCAAGTTTGGTTTCATGTTGCCGAAAAGGTCGGCCGGGACCGGTTGATCCTTGAATCGGTCCAGAATTTCCGCGCGTTCCTCTTTTGACGTGCTGCCGATGACGATTCCGCATTCCTGCCCGGCGGCATACTCGATCCGCGTTTTTATGTGTTCGGCGTGCGCCACCGAGCTTGCGAAAATCAAAACCTTCTTCCGGTCTGCCGTCAACTTGATAATTTCGCTGCAAGCCGCATATACAAGTTGCTCGTTATCCATTTTGTCGGCGATTTCGTCGGCGATAAATTCGCCGGCGCGAATATGTAAATCGGACAAATCGGCTTTCGTCTTTCCGTTCTTGCTGCGCAACTTTGACAAATAGCCGCGCATAATCAATTCCCGAACGCCAATTTCGTAACAAATTTCGTTCAAAAGGTTTTCCGGCTTGCAAATCAGGCCGCCGCGCAGGCGGTAGGGCGTCGCCGTAAATCCGATCAGCCGGACGTTCGGGTTCAGCTTTTTTTCCTCCTGCAAAAGGGTCTGATACATGCCGTCGCCGTCGGGCGGGATCAGGTGCGCTTCGTCGATCAGGATCAGGTCGAAGGTGCCGAGGTCCGCGGCCTTGTTATAGACCGACTGGATCCCGGCGACCAGGACTTGATTTTCCGTGTCTCTGCGGTTGAGGCCGGCGGAATACATGCCGATCTTCAGGTCCGGGCAAAGCGCTGCGATTTTCGCTGCGTTCTGTTCCAGCAGTTCTTTGACGTGCGCCAGGATCAGGATCCGTCCGTTCCATTTCGTCGCCGCGTCGGTGACGATTTTCGCGATGACGATTGATTTTCCGGCGCCGGTCGGAAGGACCGCGCAGGGATTCGTGTCGGGTTTCCGCTGTAAATGTGCGTAGACCGCGTTCACGCTTTCCTGCTGATAGTATCGAAGATCGAACATGTTTTCCCCGTCAGGCTACATGCTGCAGAAAGTCCGAAACTTTCGCGATGCCGAATTTGGATATTGCGTCCGCCAGACGTCCGGCCCGGATCAGGGCGCGGATCGTTCCGGCGGTCAATTTTTCCGCGGGTGTGATCCGGATGAAATTCATGCCGAAATGATTTTCGACCGGCTCGCGCTTGTAGGCGTGGAGCTCCTGGATGCAGGCGTCGTCGGCGATGCAGCCGGCGCGGACGATGCTGTCGAAAAGGCATTTGAATTGATTGTCGAGGTCGCGCTTGCGGTTGTCCGGCGGGTAAAAGTCAAGCGTTACCGCCACCGGACCGTTGATTTTGCGCTGGCCGGAATCCGCAAACCGATGTTTCACCAGTTCGTGGAATTTCCGGCCGGCTGCGCAAATGACCGGATGATTGCAGCCGGGAACGTATCGCCGATACTGGTTTTCGGAAATCGCAATCGGCAGTTCGAGTTCGATGCTGCAAGTTTCGGCGTTCATTTTTTCGCTTCTCCTGCGGGCGGATTGTTTCTTGCCCAGGGTGGGGCGGCGGGTGCCGCTGCCGTTTTGCTTCCGGCTGCCGCGGGCGCGGTGGTGCCGGGTGTCTGGCGCGGTTTGAAATGTTTGATTTCGTTCTGTTCTTCGTCGGACTGCTTATTGACGCGGACGATGATCTGCAGCGTCAGCGGGATCATGTGAATTTCGCTGGTATCGTCCGGGCCGCAGGGCTTCGTTGTGAAGTCCCAGCCGATTGCCTGCAAAAGTTCTTTGATCTCGCTTTGTGCGATCTTGACCGCCTGTTCGTTGGAATTTTCCAGATTGAAATTCTTGAAGATCTGGCGTCCTTTGTATTCGCCGTCGATGATTTCGAAAGTCATTGGCAGATAGCGGCCTTTCCCGCTGCGGCTGCTGACCAGTCCGTCTTCGCCGGTGCGTTCGTCGTTCGGATCTCCGCCGCTGGCGGTGATGATCGCCTGATACATTCCCGCGGGCAGCAGTTCGCCGGTCGCGTGGACCTCGTCAAAATTGATTTTCGTGCTTCCAAATCCAGCCATTTTTCATTCTCCTTTTTGGGTGTAAGTTGATTGCCAGGCGGCGATAAAAGCGTTCCAGTCCAGCGGAAGTTCCTGCGGCAAATTTTCAAAGCGTCTTTTGGCGATCTGCGGTCCGTCGATCCCGCCGCCGTCGGTGATGATGATACGTTCGCCGCCGTCCTTGCCGATCGCTTCTGTCCGGATCTCTTTTTTGTTAAAGCCGGCGTCCTCGGCGGTCTTCCGGATCCGGCGCGTGGCGAAAAAGACGCCGTCGGTGCTTTCGACCAGGATGTCCATCGCTTTTTTGTAGAGGCGCGGCTGGAATTGATCATACTGGCCGATCCGCGGCGAAAAGACGCGGACCACGTCGCAGTGCCCGATCAGGATGACTGACATGTTCCGATTGTCACGGATCTCCGTCAGCAGATCGAAAATATTCAACCACTCCTCGGCATATTCTTTGTAGCCCTTGCCGTAACCGCCGGCCGCGTCGAGGATGTTGGAAACGGAATACCGTTCGCAAATGTAGCGGAAAAGCATTCGTTCGGCCGCGGAAATGCTGTCGATCGCCAGCGTCTGGAAGTCGTGCGGCTCATCCCGGATTGCAAGCAACTTTTCCTTGAAAGATTTGTAATCTTTGGAAATCGGAAATTTGCTGCAGTCGATCTCGTTCAGTCCGTCTTCGGTCGGAATGAAGATCGTTGCCGGCGCTTTTGCGGCGAACGTGGATTTTCCGACGCCTTCCTGCCCGTAAAGCAGGATGATCGGCGGTTTCGGTGTTTTGCCTTTGGTGATCGTGTCCAGAATGCTCATGATATGTCTCCTTATTTGTTCAGGGTGAAAATCTGCTTGCGTTCATATCCGGTCGGCCACTTGCCGCTTTCCCGGCATTCCTTCAAGCGCCGGATCGCGGCTGCGTTGATCCGTTCGGCGATGTCGAGTTCCGCGGCGGGGACGTGCCAGTATCCGGCGACGTGGAAATCGGTCTTGTCCACGGCCAGCATGTGAACCGGAAATTCCGTCCCGCAAGCCGCCCGCAGGACGCTGCGATAAAACGCCATTTGAAACGCATAACCGAAACTGCGCATGTCGTATTCAAAAAAGCGGATGTCGCGGCAAGTCTTCAAATCCACGATGCCCGTTTCCGGATGAAAGTAGTCCATCCGGATCTGACAGGGCACCCCTTCGAGCTCGGCGCGGACCACGCCTTCGGCGATCCCGCCCGGACGCAAAAGTTTTTCCGGGATTTCGGGATGCGCGGCGACGTTCGCGCGCATTTTTTCGATCTCCCCATAATCCGCGGTCGTGATGACTTCGCCCTGCTGGCATGAAAGCCAGTCCAGATAAACCTTGCTGTCCTTGCCGTAGGGCTTGCCGGTGCGCTCGTTGATCGGGCCGTCACTGACGATGTACGTCTCGTTGAACGCTTCCTCGCCCTCAAGGATCATTTTGTGCGCCGCCGTGCCGAACACATATTCCGGCTTCTCCGGCTCCTGATACAAGCCGGAGATCGTGGCAAAATACTTGTACGGCATTTCCTGAAAGCGGGCCAGCATGTGGCTCGACAGGTATTCGCCGCTTTTGCTGCGTGCGTGATACTGGCTTTCCGGTTCGTGGATGATATACCGATAAAGCAAACTCATTTTGTCAAATTCTCCTCTTTCTCGCTCCAGCCGAGTTTTTCCAGACAATCGTTGCAGATGTGCTTCGAGCATTCCCCGATGGGTCTACTGCACGGATCGTCCGCCGATGTGAGGGCGATGTAGTTTTTCTTGATGTAACTGACGCCGTGGACCTGCCAGCTGGCCTTTTCCTCTCCACAAATGTCGCAGTATATTAAGATCATTGTCGTTATCCTTGGTTATTTGGTTTCCGCGTCGATGACTTCGGCGCCGTCGGAAAGCATTTTCGGCGCGCCCTGTTCAGGCTGCTGATCCTGATTTTCGGTCATGGTGAAGCGGTAAACCTCGAAAATGTCTTTTTTCGTTTCGGGGTCAAGGTCGTAAACGACAAGGGCAAGTTCGACGTTCTCCGGCTTGGCGTCCACGAGGTCTTCCTCGGTGTATCCGTCGCCGATCTTCTCGAACAGGTCTTTCTCCTTGACGCCGCATTTCTTTTTCAGCTTCTCGAACTCGGCGATCGAACACATTTTCGCGCGGCTCTTGTCCCTGAAAACAAATTCGTTTTCGTCCTTGCGCGCGCCGAGGCCGTTGACGAAAAGATCGTTCAATTCGCTTTCGGTCATGGGCTGGGTGCTGACAACTTCGCCGGTGTCGCTGCGCTTGATCGTCTTTTTGCCTTCTTCCGGCGTGTTGAAAAGAACGTCGCAGTCGATTTCGCGGTCTTCCGATCCGCGCGCCAGCTTCTGCGCAAGGCTCTTGATCTTGGCGTCGGCCGCGTCGATCTCGCTTTTGAATTGGGATTGCGATTGCTTCTTTTCGTCCTCCAGCCTTTCCTTCCGCTGGTTCTCCAGCGCAAGTTTGACGCCGATTTCCTTCAATTCCTCGGTCGTGAACGTGCAGTTCAGAATTCTTGTTGTCTTCATGTTTTTCCTTTCGTTTTGTTTTTCGATCCGGGTCATTCCGGATCGGTTTTTGTATTATTGTTCCGGTTATTATCGACGAAACGGTCGATGTCCTCTTGTGTATAGCGGACGGTCCCGTTGTCCACCTTGATCGACGGGACCAGCTTGCCGGTTGTGGACCAGTTCCGGACAGTCGATAAGCTCATACCGAACATCTCGGCGATCTGGTGCGGCGTGTAGAACCGGTCCGCGTTGAGAAGGGGGCGCAGATCCTTCAGCAGTTCCTGACGGCCGCCGGGAATGATGGCGTCCGCGAGAGCAAGCAGCGCAACGGTTTGTTCTCTCATAGCGCCAGCCCCCACCAGATGATCGCGTACAGGCCCGGCCCCAGCGCGATTCCGCCGAGGATGGCCCAGATAAGTTCAACGATGTAGTCGCGGTCGTTCATGGTCAACCCTCCTATGCCTCTTCGAGCGACGTCCGGACGTCATCGAGCTCATCATAGGCTTCGCCGAGCGCATCCGCCGCCGCTTGTAACGTCTCGCCACGCTCAGACCACTGGATTGATTCCGGCAGATTGTCAAACGCGTCCTATTCCTCGTCCCGGATCTCTTCCAGCTCACACTGCAATTCGCCGATCCGTTCCATCACCGATTCAATTCTTTTTCTGCGGTCCCTGTTCATTTGTGTCTCCTTTCGTTTTTTTTGAAAATTAGCTTCAGTCTAATCCTTCGAGCAGCAATAGCGGATTGCATTTCTACGCAAGCGCGTATCTTTTTGCGATTCTTGTATCGTAAATTCCCTTCCGCTCCATTGCGTTTACAGTCGGAGGCTTTACCCTCAACATTGAGGCTAAAGTCTTTTGGTTAATTTTTCGCAAAAGTCTCATTTCTCGCAATTTGGTCATGCTACTTTCTCCTTTCTCTATTGGTGTTGTTTGACAATAAGATAATTTAGAAACAACCTAATTTCAAGTAATTTTTAGAAAAAACCTTAAAAAATTATTTTGAAATCTAATTTTTAGGCAATATATTGTAAATAAAAATCTAATCGAGGCAAAAAAATGAAAGACAAAACGGTAAAATTGCTCGTGTTGGAGTGGATTGCAGAATCTGGAAAGAGACAAAACGAGCTTGCTAAAGCGTTAGATATTTCGGCAGCATCACTTAACCAAATGATTCATGGCACAAAAGATATCGACCTCCCGCTGTCGAGATTCATTCAAATTGTTTCCATCTTGCACCCCCGGCAAGATGATATCGATAAAGTGTTCTCCATATATCTTGCCGATTAGGGGATCCCAATTAGCGCCATGCGCCTCGTGATCTCACATCCAAACTCAACTCAGACGGCACGAGAACGGGTACACACCATGGTTGACCAGCTTCCTGATGTTCAGGTGATCGCGCTTGAAAATTTATTAAAAACGATGCTCAACAAAGGAGAATGAGACATGAACCTTAACATCCTGATCCGTTTCTTGGAGAATATAACAGAGAGAAAAAACGGAGCGTTAAAAAATAATGCGTCAATAACAAAAAACACACCATCCATAGAAGAAATAAAGGATTCACTGAATCACTCTTTCGTTGAAGATGCAGCAATTCAATTCTATTTTTCAGACGGGCATGTAACGAAATGCGAAATTCAAGAGGTATTCTGTGCCATTAAGAACGTGAAAGACCGCGTTCCGATTACGACTGATAACGGATATGACTATATGATCGCACTTGTTGAAGCTGCAATAGAAGAATAGAAGACAAAATGAATCACGCAGGAATCCGGCATCGATGGCAGGACAAACTTGAGGCTGAAACTCGAATGTTGAATCGGAATCATCCAAACAAAACAGGGTGTTTGTTCCCGATCGTTATAGGCTGCTTGATCGTTGCCGCAGTTTCCTTTGTGTAAACGTTAGAATAATGTTAGAAATGTCAGAAAAAAATTCTAACATGAAGCTTTCACGATGTAATAATGTTAGTAACTCTTCTAACCTTTTTCTAACATGTTTCCAACATCTAAATCGTTATAAACCAACAAATAAAATATATGTTAGAATGTTAGAAGATACATATATATGTAAAAAGGCCCCTTTTTGCGCGTCAGGGGTCACGCGCGCGCGTAAGGAGTTTTTTGACTAACATCGGCATGACAACAAATATGCCGGTTTGTAATAATCTGTTGTGCAGATGACTTGTGTTTTGCTAAACAGCGCAAAATAAAAACAGCCCGCAACAACCACGCCGATCCCAGCTTGTAACTTCCACCGGACGCTGTATGGTACCCCCATAGGAGTACCACATGCAGATCGGATCCGAAACGCTTATCCCTTTTTTGACGGAATTCGCCACTCTTTCCCGCTCGCAGCAGAGGGTTTTCCTCTTCTGCATCGAATTCCTCCCACACCCGTGCGTGCGATCCGGTGATCTCCAGAGGATCCAGCTCTGCACCGCCGTCTCTCGCAATACGGTACGCGCATCGCTCCGGGCAATCGCTTCAATGCCGATGCTTTCGCGGTGCGTCTCTTTCAGCAGAATCAACAAAAAGGACACCATCAATGAATACTGGCAAAACACTCTCCCCCAGGCAGATTAAGTACAAGCATGCCGAGCAGATCCTCAACGACGCCGGCTATCAGACATGGCCCTGCCACTCCACGAGGATCGCCATCCTCGCCATGCTCTATATCGCCTGCAATCAGATCGCAGCAGCAAAAGGCATCACCGCCCGGCAGGTCTATGACTGCATCTATATGGTGCTTTGCCTGGCGCTCCGCGGCAATCATTTCGACCCAAGGCGGATCCGCGCAAACTGGGCTCGGGCGCAGAGAGGGAGAGAGAGGGAAGAAGGGGAGGAGACGGTGGCAGACGTCTGTCCGGTGTGCGGGCGTCCAGTGTCCGGAGGTCTGCCGACCGCGGATCAGATTTCGGCGGAGCTTTTGGGAGAGCTGGAGCCTTCGGACAATGGGGAAGTCCCGCCAAAAATCACACCACCGGGTGGAAAATGAGGCTAAAACTGCTCACTAATAGAGAGCAGGCAGTTCCCAACGCCGGCAAAAAAAGAGCGGAAAGAGAAGCGCGGGATCGGGGCCGGGATGACAGGGGGCATGGACCCGCGGGGGCGGGGAGCCGGTACGATAAGCTCCACCGGCCGGAATTTTTATTTTTCGGGGTGTAAACACGGGGTATATACGGGATGAGAAAGGGCAATGGGTGATGGGCAAAGGCATTGTGATTTCCGTAAGGTAGCCGGAAGATATCGTGAAACGGATTGACGCGGTGAGTGAGAACCGCGGAGATTTTGTAAAAGCGGCGATTGAAGAGAAGCTGAATCCGGCGAAGGTAGAAGTTCCGGAGCTGACAGACCGGGAGAAGCGCGGGGTGTTGAAGGACGCGAAGAAACTGAGCGAGCTGCTGAATGATGCGATGCTGCGGCGAATGGAGATGGAACAGGATCTGCTGGACAACATGCCGCGGGATGATTTTCTGAAACTGGTTGCGGGTCGGCTGCCGAAATTCGACATTGGTGATCCGGAGCTGGAGCAGGAGGTATAGAGTTTGCGGAAGTGCCTGGATGAGATGCCGTCGATTGAAGACATCACGAAAGAGCTGAACCGGGTAAAAGGGGAATAGTACAAGGCGGAGCGGGAACGGGATTTGAACATCAAGCTGCTGGAACACGGCAAAAACAAGGCGGAGCTTGGGGAGCTGATGGAAGCGGTGTATCGCGGCTGTGTCGAATGGATTGTGAACATGGCGGCGCGGAATGCGCTTCCCGGAGTGGGGGAGGGCGGAGGTCTGACGGAACGCGGGTATGAACAGGTTTCAAAGAAAGTGAATTCGGAACTGGAGAATCTGATGATTTACCGAGGCGGGCGCTGATGAAGGGATTGGGTAAACGATGCTGACGCCGCAGGAGATAGAAAAAGTCCGGTATGGACTGGCATTCTGGCTGAAACGGTGGTATGGAAATCCGTTGGCGTATGTGATCGAGTGCATCGGGGACGTTCCGACGCATCAGCAGGCACAGATTCTGCGGGCGTTTGAGCATCACCGTTTCGTTGCGGTGAAGTCCGGGCACGGGATCGGGAAGAGTAAACTGACGGGCTGGCTGGTGAACTGGTGGCTGGACACGCGCGGGAAACGAGCGCCGATCACCGGAGCGGGCGGGGACCAGTAGAGCGACATCATCTGGCCGGAAGTCGTGCTGACGAACGGGAGAAAATGGGACTGGATAAGCCGGCAGTACGAATCGACGACGGAGGAACTGCGTCAGAAGCGGAACAAGGAGCAGGCGAAGGCGGTTTTGCGGACGGCGCGGGCAGACAATGACGACGCCTTGCAGGGGTTTCACGACTGCATGTTTTTCATTGACGAAGGGAGCGGCGTCCGGGACGGGATATTCGAGGTTGCGTCCGGTGCGATGGGCGATCCGGGTGCGTATGGATTTCTTGACGGGAACCCGACGCGTCTGAGCGGGTACATGTACAACATTTTTCACAAGCCGACGTTCTGGTTCACGATGAGTTTTTCCAGTGAAGACAGTCTGGCGGAATAGGAATACGAATATCCGTTTGTGGATGCGCTGGGGAATATCCGGATTATCCGGACGCGGGGGCGGCAGACGCAGGCGTGGATTGAAAACATGCGTCTGGAATACGGGTAGAACAGCAATGCGTACCGGGTGCGTGTTCTCGGAGAATTTGCGAATATCGGGCGGGATCAGGTGATATCCTCGGACTGGCTTCAGAAGGTCGGCTTCGTCAAACGGGAACCAGGTCAGAAGACCGGGAAGCGGCGGATGGGAATAGACCCGGCGTGGACAGGGGACGACGACACGGCAGTGGTGATCCGGGAGGGGACGGCGATCCTGCATGCGGAAAGCTGGCACGGATTCGACACGGTGGAGAGTTTTCACCGGGCGAAACTGATTTTCGACGAATGGGAATGCGATTCTGTGCATGTTGACACGGTTGGCGTAGGCGCCGGCATCTACGACAATTTCATGCACACGGCATGGAAAGGGCGTCTGGGGTATCCGGCGGTGAAGGTTCATGCGAGCGAAAGCGCACCGGAAGACGGGGACGGGAAGTGCGCGAAACTGCGGGACTGGCTGTGGTGGAAGGCACGGAAATTCTTTCGGACGAAGACGGTGTTTTATACCGGCGATCCGAAGGGGGACAGCTGGGTTGCGCTGCTGAAGGAATAGGCGGAGCCGACGTACAAGATCCAGCCGAACGGAAGCATCAAGGTCGAAGACAAGGACGAACTGAAGAAACGCGGATAGAAAAGTCCGAACCTTGCGGACGCGCTGAATCTGACATTTTACGGTGATTACGACCTGTTCCGCGAAACGTATCTGCCGTCAAGCGAATTGAAGAAACGAGACCGGAAACGGCGAAACGACATGGAATTGCGGAACTGGAAGGTGGTGTAAAGAGGAAATCCTTCTATGATGCAATCAATCAGTCAAGGTTTTTTTTGTTTTTTTTATGAAAAATGAGGTGGAGATGACAGGCGGGGGCGGGGAGAATGCACAAAAAATTGCGCATTCGGCGGGATATGTAGGAGAAAAATATTTTTTTGGGGAGAAACTTGCAAATGGCCGAGCGATATCCGAATCACATGTTCCACCGTTTTCTGATGGCGGCGATGCAGTTTGAATCTCCGTGGCGGAAAAAGAATCAGGTTTCGTTCGAGTATTACGATGATGAGCAGTGGACGGAAGGGGAACGGCGCATCATCGAGGAACGCGGACAGCAGGCGACAGTGATCAACACGATCCGTCCGACAATCGACATGGTATGCAGTGTTGCGGCGGGCCGAAGGGCGGATATTCAGGTTGCAGGCCGCGAACAGGGAGACGACGACAAGGCGGTTCTGCTGACGGAACTGCTGCGGCATGTGTTCGACGTCTGCAATTTCGACTATTACTACATGGACGGGTTCCGCGAGGCGTGCATCGGCGGCCGGAGCTGGTTCGAGTGCGTGAAATACACGGACGAGATCGGGAAGGACATGCTGAGGATCGACAAGATCCCGTGGGAGAATGTGTATCTCGATCCGTTCAGCCGGAAGCCGGACGCGAGCGACGCGCGGTACATCATCAAGGTGAAATGGATTGACCGTGACGTTTTGACGAAAATTTTTCCTGAAGCGAAGGAACTGGTTGAAAACGTCTTCAATGCGGAATATCACAACGATTATCTGGGCCAGGAACACGAAGCGCAGCTGAACGCGAGCGACCGCGGGCAGGGATTCTACTACGACAACAAAACACAGCGGGTGCGGGTCTGCGAATGTTATTATACGGTCCCGGAGACGGTGAAAGTCAGGCGTTTCGATGAGGAAACCGGACGAGAAAAAGAAGTCGAAATCGATCAGCAGACGGTGCATTACGTCATTTTCGCGGATGATGTGATTCTGAAAGGCAGTGCAACGGACCACCGGGCAAATGTGAACCCGCTCGGAGTGAATCTGTATCCGCTGATTCCGATGTACTGTATGAGAGACCGGAACGGGCGTCCGAAAGGGCTTGTTCACAGTCTGATCGACATTCAGGAGCAAATCAATAAACTGCACAGCAAGTTTCTATGGACGCTGGCAAGCAACCGTCTGATCGTGGAAGAAGGCGCGGTTCGGGATGTTGACAAAGCGCGCAGCGAGTATCAGCGGCCGGACGGTGTTGTTGTGCTGACCGACGGTGGCATGAACAAAGTCCGCACGGATGACAAGCGAATGGATCTGTCATTCATGAGCAATCATATCAATTTTCTGCTGATGACGGAACAGCGTCTGAGCGGGGTAAACGATTCGATGCTGGGGATCGGCGGCACGAATGAACGGAGCGGGACGATCCAGAGTGCGCGGATTTCGCAGGGCGCTGCCATGCAGACGAACGTATTGGAAAACATGTTCTTCAGCAAACAGCGGATTGCGTATGTGATGCTTCGTCTGATCGGGAGATTCTACACGGATTACCGGGTGATTCGCGTGGTCGGACTGAACGGGGTGCCGGAGATGTACGAGTTCAACAAGCCTGTCGCCGACGGTTCCGGCAACAACGGGATATTGAACCGGATCGACGATACTCTCTATTACGACGTGTGGCTGAAGAAGGTCCCGCCATTCGATTCGACGCGGGAGCGGGAACTGACAATTTTCAGTGAAGTCCTGAAAACGAATGCGATACCGGCGCCGATAGCGGCGAAGATGATGCTGGAGCTGAGCGACATTCCGCACAAGGCGGATTTCATTTTTGAGATTGAGAATTTCTACAAAGCGCAGGCGGAAGCGGCGCAGGCTTCCGCGGCGGCGCCGGTACAGTGATGGTGAAAAATGATCGTATCTCCGCCTGAGGCATGGGGCCGAAGATTCCGGAGAACGAGACAAAATACGGAGAAAGAATATGGTGGAAGAAGAGAAGAAAGCGGAAGAGACAGCGGCAGCGGAATCAAGTTTTGTGGACGAGGCGTTCGGCGGTGAAGACCATTCCCGGACGACCGAGGCGCCGGATCTTGAAGAAGTTGTCGGGACGCCCGCCCCCGCGGCAGATGCGGATTCGGCGGCGGAACGGTCTGACGCTCCGGAGGGCGCGGGTGCTGCGTCCGACGGCGACACGGCACGGCTTCAAGCGGAGATCGAGCGTCTTCAGAAACGACTTCACGATACGCAGGCAAGCTATCACGAAGCGACAGCGAAACGCAGCGCGGCGGAAAAGGAGCTTGCGGAGCTGAAAGCGAAAAAAGACGACGAAGACGACTGGTTCAGTGACGAAGACGAAACGAATCTTACGGAAGCCGAAAAAAATCTCCGTGCGGCGGATGCGGAACTGGCGGACATCAGCGAAACCGAAAAGGCGATCAACGAGAAGCAGAATATTCTGCTGTGGGACGCCGAAGTGAAGAAGGTGAGCGGAGAGCTTACGGACTTCGAGGACGTGGTGTACAAACAGTTTGCGCCGCTGATCGACGAAAAGACGGGCGAACCGTCTGAACGGGAAGCCTGGCTGAAAGCGATTGAGAAATTGAAAGCGGAAGGCAAGGCGAGCGACCCGCGTTTTGTGTACGGTTATGCGAAAGACGTACTGGAACGGCGGGAATTCGAACGGGATCCGAAAGCGTACAAGGAACGCTTGAGGAAAGAAATTCAAAACGAAAAGAACGGCATGAATATGCCGGACCAGATTTCGGTGCAGCCGACGGGAAAGCGAGGGCTTGATATGGTGCAGAGCGCCGCAGGCCCTGGCGATCAGCCGAGTGTGCCGGAGAGTTTTGTGGACGGCATTTTCTGACGCAAAGGCGGCATGAAACACCGCCGGGAAGGGAACAAAAATGGCAGAATTCATGAGAGATACGGGCTCTGCGCTGACCCCGCAGAAACACGCATACGACATTTTCAAACAGTACATCCTGACGTATGCGTTCAACACGATGACCGGGAAGCGCGGGAGCGGAAAACCGATCATCATCGACGACACGACCTTCAAAGGGAAAGACGCCGGTGATACCGGACGGTACCATTTCATTCCGCAGTACACGGGAGCCGGGATCACCGGCCAGAATCCGACGATTCGCGGCAACGAGAAAACGCTGGACGAATTTTACATGGATCTGAAGATCGACCAGATCCGTCAGGCGTTTGCGTACAGGGGCAAGATGACGGATATCCGGACGATCTGGAACATCCGCGAGGAACACAAACGTCAGCTTGCGAACTGGTTCCGGCGCGAGACGGAAATGAATCTGATCAAGGCTCTTACAGGGTACATCACGGATGGCGTGACGGAACTGACGGGGAGCGAGATCGACAGCACGGCGCTTGTGACGGGTGAAGGCCGGTGTTTCCGTCCGGACTATGCGAACGACAAGTTCAGCACGGTCAGCGTGAGTGCGGCGAACAGCACGAACAGTGCGATTCTGAGCGCGATCGATGCGGCGGACACGATGAACACAGAGATTCTGGACAATCTTCAGGACCTCGCAAAGACGGCTGGAAAATATCCGATCGCGCCGATTCACTGCAAAGACGGCGTGGAACGGTACATGCTGGTCGTTCACCCGAAAGCTGCGGTTGCGCTTCGCCAGGATCCGCGCTGGGAGAAACGCGTACTGGCGAGTTACACGGGTGCGAAAGCTCTGGACGGCGATCCGATCGCAACGGGAGCTGTCGGCGTCTGGGAAAACATCATCGTCAAGGAAGCGAACTACATTCTGACGGCAGAGGGAAGCGGCAAAAAAATCGCCCGCAATCTTCTGCTGGGTGCGGACGCGGCGGTACTGGCGTACGGCGAGCAGATGACGTATCTGGAAGACAACGACACCTACGAACACCGTTTCAGCACGCAGGCGAGCGAGATCCGCGGAATCAAGAAACTGTCGTTCGACGGTACGGATCTGAACGTTGCGCAGGTTGTCTGCGCGATCTGACAACAAAATGAGAAAGGAATACGATCATGGCTGATGTTGACATCACGGCGAAAGACACGCGACTGAACGGGATTCTTTCGGACGAAATTTACATCAAGCAGGAAGCGCATGTCATTGACTTTGCGGAACTGGGCGTCAACGGAACCGGCACGCATGACCTGTTCAAACTGGCTCCGGGGGATGCGCTTGTCGGGCTGACGGTGATTGTGCTGACGGGCTTCACGTCGGACGGATCCGCGACGGTGCAGTTCAAGTCGAAGTTCAACACGTCTGCGGAAGCGCTGAAGGATGCAATCGCGAAAGCGGATCTTGCGGCCGGAGACGTGTACAAAATTGCGGCTCCCGGCGTCAAGGGCTATGACGGCTCGTACGGCGCCGTGATCCAGGCGACGGTGGGCACGGCTGCCCTGACGGCGGGGAAAGCGCTGATCATTGCGAGTGTCGTTCCTGCGAAACAGTTTCTGACGAGGGGCTGACATGAGCATATCCGGCTACAGCGGACTGCGTGAACGGATCCGGAAGAGCATCCGGGATACGTACGGTCTGCTGTGGCCGGACGACGCATTGGACGAGCTGATTGCGGAAGCAAGGCGGGAATACAGTTACGAAAGCGGCGTGTTCATCGCCGGCGGCGCCGTCGTTCAATCGACATCGGACGGAGTGATCAAGGCGCCGTCCGATTTTCTGTGCGCTCAGAAGTTTTACGATCTGTCGGGGCGGGAAGTTCCGATTGTGTCATGGAGACGTCTGCGTCAGGCGAACGGGTGGGATTTCCGGAGGATCACGGGGCAGTATTAGAGGGCGGTCTGCTTCGATTTCGACGGATACGGAAGATACCGTCTGTTTCCGGTGCTTCCGGCAGGGCAGGCGGCTGGGCGACTGCAATACCGCCGGTTCTGCACGGAGATGGAGAGCACGAGGAATCCGGAAGCGATTGAAGCGCATTGCCTGTATCAGATGAATCTTTTGACCGGGAAGAGCGGGACGGGGGCGTATTATGAGCTGTTCCGGAAAGCGGTGAACCGGGAACGGAGCAGTCAGCAGACGATGAGCAACCGGGAACGGAGCCGGATCGGAGTGTATTTCTGATTATGAGAAAAGAAGAGATCAAAAAGATCGTGCGGCAGTATCTTTTCGACGTCGAAGGCAAGGTATTCGATGACGAAGAGATCCTGCGGTGGATCGAGGATGCGGCGCGGAGCTATTCGGAGGATGCGGAGTGCTTTGCGTGGCATTTTGAGATCAGACCGGACGCGGACGGGAAATACCGGTATCCGGATGACTATATCTGCTATCTGACCGGCTGGAATGCGGACGGGCTCGAAATTGAGCCGAACGGAGCGGAGGAGATCGGGAAACAAAACGTGAACTACCGGACAGCAGAAGGACAGCCGGAGTGGATTTTCGACGGGATGAGCGATCCGGGCGAATACGAATAGACGCCGAATCCGTGCGGGCTGCAGGGGCTTGAACGGATGGAGATCAGCGGGGATTACGGGACCGATCCGTATGGGTACGGGGTCGTTCTGCCCGGCGGACGGTACGGTACGCTTCTGGGCGGAGAAACATTCCGCGATGCCGGGGAGATTCATTATATCCGTTACGGCGGTGCGGAAGAAGTGAAAGATCACATGGCGCTGGTGTACCGTGCTCTGCATCTGGCGTACAGCGCGGACAGTGATTTTGCCGATCCTGCGAAAGCGGAAGCGGCACAGGCGGCATACAGGAAGCGGATCGGCCGGATGCGTCATATTGCGGAATCTGTCCGCGGCATCCGGCAGGGAGCAAACTATTTTTGAGGAGAAGAAGATGGGCGTTTCTTTCACAAAACGGCTGATCGGGAAGCAGGATATAGCCTGGGACGAGAACGGGACGGGGAACGAACGGACGTACGAGAATCCGAATACGGGAGCGGAATACCCCGTTACGGACATCAATGCCGGAGACATTCCGCTGACGGCATCGACGCGGACCGCGATCGGCGGTGGGGTGAAAGACGTTGACGCGGCGCTTGCGGCATAGGAGACGCGGCTTGACGGGATTTCGCAGGCGGAAGTCCTTACGGAAGACCGGCTGTATGTGTGGGACGCGAGCTGGAGCGGGGATTATGTAAACGAAAACTGTCCGAAAGATCTGGGCGGGCATACCGTAACAATCCGTTTTGATGACGATATGTCGCTGACGGAGGCGGTAGAGCTGACAGGTTTCCGGAACGGAATGATTGTTCTTGAGGGGCAGGAACACACGCTTACGGATGCGAGCGATTTCGGGGACGGGATTCTGCGTCTTGAAAACGATCTGTGCGAGATTACGGTGCATGAAGTCACGTTCGATCACGACCACACGAAATACGGGGTGTCCGTGAAAAGCTGTCCGAGCGTGTATTTCGATGAATGCGGATTTGACGGGCACGCGACGCAGGCGATCGAGACATACGGTATCTGCGCGGTGCTTTCGACGATCGATTTGTCGGAATGTTCGGAGGCGAACGAGACGGAGAACGCGGAATATTACGATTCGCTGAAGGATTATATTCTTGCGAAGCTGACGGCGCGGCTGAATGCGCTGGAACAGAAGATTCAGGCGGAAATGGTAAAGGCCGGACAGATCGTCGGTTTTGCCGGAGCCGGTACGGTACCAGGCGGCTTTCTGCTGTGCGACGGTTCCGCCGTGAGCCGGACGACGTATGCGGGCCTTTATACGGCGATCGGAACGACCTACGGCGAGGGAGACGGGAGCACGACATTCAATGTTCCGGATTTCCGCGGAAAGTTTCTGCGCGGGTATCTGGACGGGACATCCGGCGCGATCGGTACGGAACAGACGGATGCGCTGAAATCGCACAATCACGGGTATTCCGCGACCGCGGATTACGGAGGGGACGGGGCAAAAATCGCAGTGGCGGACGGGTTCCCGTCCGAAACGCTTACGGGGACGGTGAACAGCACGGGCGGGAGCGAGACGCGGCCGGTGAACTTTGCGGTGCAGTGGTGCATCAAGACGTGAGGTTTCAGGGATGCAGAGTTATCATGTAAAGGCATTTACAGGCGGGATGAACAACGCGCTGCACGGAAGTTTCCCGGACGCAAACACCGCGCGGGAACTGGTTGACTGCGACGTGTCGAACGGGAAACTGAAGCCGGCGCGTCTTTCGCGTGAGATGCCGGAGAGCGATCCGGAAAAATACGGGCACTACGGGAACCGGAACCGGAGCGTCGTGAAATGGTACGGGCGGACTTACTGGAGCGAGAACAAAACGCTGAAGGGACCGTATTACGGAGGGCACGAGGAAAACTATCTCGGCATACCGTATCCGGAAGCACAGCCGACACTGGTGCATCTGACCAAAGGGAGCGGAGAGACGGGATAGACGGGAAACTACAAATACTGCATCACCTATGTCAATGCAAACGGCTTTGAAGGCGCGCCGGGCGCGGAAGACGGGGTTTTATGGGCAGAAACGGATCTTGATGATGAATGGTGCATCGTGCGTGCCGGGCGTTTTCCGGAGAACGTGTCGTATGCGAAAGTGTACCGGACGGCGGCGGACGGGGCTGATTTCTACTGTATCGGGGAGATCACGGAAAGCGGAGGTCAGCTGACGGACAAGACGCCGGACGGTACGGCGCAGATGCTGAATCCTCTTGAATCGGAGAACAGTTATCCGCCGCCGGACGGGGGGAGATTTCTGACGGAATACGGAGGCGTGTTTTTTCTCGGCGTCGGAGAGCGGCTGTATTTCAGTGAACGGGAGAATCCGCATGGATGGCCGCGGCTGAATTTCATCGGAATGGGGGACCGGATTACGGGAATTGCGAAGGAAACGCAGGGGCTTCTGGTCTTCACGCGGAACAACTGTTACCACATCACGGGCACGGACAGCGCGGAGACGATCACGAAATACGAGGTTCCGGGGAATCAGGGATGTCCGGATTTCCGGAGCATCGCAAGTCTGAACAATACGCCGGTGTGGGTATCGAACGACGGGCTTTGCATGTGGACGGGGAGCCGGATCGCGGTGATTTCGAACCGCCGAATCCGGAAAGAGGATTTCACGGTACGATATGCCGCGACTGCGAACGACTGCTATTATCTGTTCACTGCGGACGGATGTTTAGTGTATGATCTGCGGAACGGGAGCTACGACAACGACATCGAAGCGCGGATCGGGATCTTCTACAAGCTGAGCGAGACGGCAAAATACGCGTGGTATGACGGAGACGGAGACATGCTGTTTCTGTACGACGGGAAGACTGTGCGGCTGTCCGGCGGCGGCGAACGAGGAGAATGGCGATATGCAAGCCCGTACATCGGCGGGACGGAATGCGCGATGCACCGTTTTCATGAAATGGAAATCGCGCACACGGGGAAGATCGAACTGACTGTCTTCTGCGACGGGAAACCGGTTTTCAGCCGGGTCCTGTCCGGAGACGGGCGAAAAAAGCGTGTGAAATTTCCGTGGACGGCCGGGCAGCGCGTGAACATCGAGATGACGGGAAACGGGGAACTGAACGAATACGCAGTATTTTTTGAATAAACGGAAGGGACACGGAGATGTTCGGAGACAACGGAGACGGATCGAGCAAAAGCCGGAGCTACAGCCAGAGCAACCAGCGCGGGAGCGAATTGTCGGCGACGCAGAATCAGGCGCTGCAGAACCGTGAGAAGGTATTTTACAGTGATTTTCTGCCGATGCTGAAAAGCACGTTTGCGGACCAGTCAGCGGGCGGGGCGGTGTTCAATGCACAGGTCGGGAAACAGGCGCAGGAAATCAACGCGGGATTCGACGCGGCGCAGAAAGCGACATCGCAGCAGCTGGCAAAACAGAATCTGGGCGGCGATTCCGGGGTGACGGCGAGTTTGAAGGCGGCAAATGAACGGGCGCGTTCGTCGGCGCTGGCGAATGCGTATGCGAACACGCTGTCCGGATCGAACACGAACAAGATCAATCTGCTTCAGACGATGGCCGGCGTGATGCCGCAGACGACGACAGCGGCGCCGGTGTATACGACGAGCACCTCGACATCGACATCGGAAGAATCTCATGACAACGGCTACAAGTGGTGATCCTGCTCCGGCGGAGCCGCAGACGAGCGAACGTCTTGACGCGGATACGGCGGAACGGGTGATGAGCGATCTGCTCTGCGAGGATCATGTGTTCCCGTGGATGGATCACTGCTGCCGGACGTTTTACGGCGTACACCGTCTGTTCCGCATGATCGACCGCGGGGAGATGGAGGTTTACGGGAGCATCAATCCGGACGGGAAGATTCTCGGCGTTGCGTTCGGGCTGGTCAAAGGGGATCACTTCGAAGTGCATGTTCTGTTTTTCCGCAAGGTCGATGTGAAGGCATGCGCGGGACAGCTTGAAGAGATCATACGGAGGACGCATCCGGAGATTGCGGCGATCGAGGGGCATATTCCGGAGAGCAACAGAATGTGTCTCTGTTTTGCGATCCGGTGCGGTTTTGTAAACCGCGGGATCTGCGAAGATGAAACGGCGGACATGGACGGAAAGACATACCGGATTATCAGGATGAGGAAGGATTTTTGAAATGGCAGTGATCGGCAGCATTTTGGGAACCGTCGGCAGTTCAATCGCATCGGGAGCAAGCGCAGCGGGAGGCGCGATCGCATCGGGCGCCAGTGCGGCAGGCGGAGCGATCGCATCGGGAGCAAGCGCGGCAGGAAGCGCCATTGCGTCAGGTGCCAGTGCGGTAGGCGGTGCAATCGCAGCGGGAGCCGGGAAAGCGGGAGCGGCAATCGGGGAACTGGCGGCAAAAGGAGCGGAGAGCAGTTTCGTGAAGGGAGCGGCGGACGGATAGCTGAGCAGCGGGAAGAGCGCGATCGTACGAGACGCAGGCGGCGGGATTCAATGGGGGGAGACGGCGGAGAAGGTTATCGGGAACGCGGCGGGGACGGCATAGCAGCGAAAAATCCGGGAGAGCGACAGCGGGAACGCGGTTTACGGGACATTGAACGCGAACGAAGCGGCGTACAAGCTGCTGAACGACTTAAACGGAAGGAGCTGAAGACATGGCGGACGAATACAGCAAACTTGACATACCGGACACGCGAAGCGCCGGAGAACGCCTGCAGGATGCGGGCGGGGCAATACTCGATGCGATCGCGGCGAGCGGAGGAAATCCGCGGGCGCTGGCCGCCGGAATCATCGGCGGCGGCCTCCGTGCCGGGATCGGGACGGACAGCTATCTTGCGGAACGTCAGCGGATGGCGAATGCGTACGCGCAGAACCGTCTGTCCCAGATGGACGCGGAAGACAACATTGCGAATTTCAACGATATCAGCAATTTGAGGAAACAGGATCGGTCCGTCAAGTCGAAAGAGCTGGAAAGCAAAGCGCAAGACATAGATGATTGGAACAATGGCAGAGTATAGAGAAATGCCTTTACCAATGCAAGAGTGCAAAGTATGTTGAATGATATAAATCGGAAAGAGGCGATCCGACCTGAAACCGAAGCGCAGGCGGATCGGAGGCGCAAACTTGATGCAAAAGTCCTTGCGCAGCAGGAAAACAATTTTTCCACACAGGTGATGACAGACGGAATGAACCGGCTGACGAAGATATATAACAGTCATTATGGCCAGTCGCAGGAGGATATGACGAATTTTGTACGGCAGACATCATATTTTGATAGGCTGACGCCGGCACAGCGTGAACGTCTTCTGAACAGTCAGGCATTCAAGCAAATGGCGACAGTCGATGCGCTGTTCAAGACGGCATCGGATATGCGGTCCGGCATCGACACGGGGACGGAAGACGGGCGGAAACTGATCAGCGAATTTGCAAAGACGCTGGGCGGGGAAGTTTCTTTTTCGGGCGGTGTTCCGGTGCTGGAGTATAATGGGCAGAGTTTTCCGCTGAATGATCCGAGGGTGCTTCAGGCGGTCCGGCAGGAGGCGTTGAACCAGTTTAAGGCAGAGGCGGACAGCCAGCGTACGATCAACCGCATGCTGAACAGTCCGGATGTGACGGAATCGACGATCGGGACCATATGCAGCAAGTATGCGGATTTGTACGGCGTGAGCGCGGGTCAGGCACTGGCACGAGTCAAGGACATTATGGTGAACGGGCTCGACGGGAAAGGACGTCCGGTGGAAGATCAGGCATATTTCATGCTGAACAGAATGGCGCAGCACCTGAATGAATCGATGAAAAAAGGGATGAAGATCAACCCGGCGAACTACGAGCAGGTGGGACAGCTGCTTCAGATGATCGGCTACCGGGTGGACAATCCGGAAGCGGCCACAGCGGCCGAATGGCGGTTCAGCAAGATCGATGACCCGATGACATTACCGCTGACGCTGGAACAGATGACGCAGATGGTGTCGATCAACGACAGGATTTCGCGCGAAATCGCGACGGACTACATGAAGATGAGAGAATCCGCGGAGAAGGCGCAGGCGGAATGGAGGAAAGGGGAACAAGACCGTATTGCCAAAGAGGAGAAAGATCAGGAAAAACGTGATATTGAAATGCTTTCCAATATGTACGGTGAAAAATTCATGCCGCTTACTCCGAAAGATCAGGACACAATGCGTGCTGTTTGGAACAACAGCGTAAAACTGGCACAGAAACGTGGAATTTTCGATAAAAACGGGGATCCCGTACCCGTGACGAAAGGGAACATTGAACGATTCAAGGAAACTGATCGTGACTGGAAGAAAATGATTGAGCGTATAGGTCTGAATCCAGATGATTTTTATTCACCGGTCGAAAACGTCCTGCTTGTGTATGAGCTGAAAGAGCTGGAAGCGGAACTGGACAAGTTACCATACACAGTAAATGATAAATCTGTTCCAGCAATCGGAGCAGTCGGAGGTGTTTATCCTGGAAGAGGGGAGATCCGGAATCCGAAACGAGTACAGAAATAGAATCGAGCAACAGAAATTGAGAAGATTCTGGAGAAGCGCGGCGTAAAGAGACGTGACAGAAAAACGTATTACGGTCAGCAGAATGAAGGACATTGGTGAGAAAAATGAATGTAAACGGCATTGAAATTGAAGATCCTGTATTTTCGGCGTTTGCGGCGAAAGTGAAGAATGCGCCGTATCAAAGCGATGTGGAATGGCTGAGGGGGATGTCGAAGAAAGACAGGGAGCAGATGCTCGATGTCATGGAATCACGAGGGCTGATTGCGCCGCGGGACCGGGGATTTTTCGGGGAGGCTGAAAAAGGATTCAACCGTGCATTCATCGGGGGGCTGCGCGGGATCGGGGCGACGATGAACGAGCTGGGTCTCGGCAGCGGGATGCAGGATTATTTCGATGAAGTGATGCGGACGAATCAGCAGTGGAACGCGCCGGAGAATCCGAGCACGGCGGGCTGGATCGGAGGTGCTCTGGGGAACGGAGCGGGATCGATGGCGGTTCTTGCGCCTGCGCTGGCGACGGATGCGCTGACGACGAAGATGCCGATCGCGACATCGGCGGCGGTATTCGGGCAGAGTTTCGGCGAGAATCTGCAGCGGAACAGAGCGACATACGGACCGGAGAACGAAGGGAAGAGCGTCGGACTTGCGGCGGCTGAAAGCGCAGTGGACACGGCGATCGAGCTTGCGCTCGGAACGGTCCCGCTGGTCGGGAAGGCTATGAAAGGGCTGGGGCGCGGCGGGAAGCGCGAGCTGGTGAAGGCGATGTACCGGGAGGCGGAGAAAGATTTAGGGCGGAGCGGCGCGAAACGGTTCTTCATCGAAATGGGGAAGAACAGCGGGGAAGAAGGACTGGAAGAGGCTCTGCAGTACACGAATACCTGGATGTGGCGCGCGATCGGCGGAGACAAGGATAACAAATTTGAGCTGAAAGAAGTGCTGGACGCGGCGGGACAGGGTGCAGTCGGCGCGATTCCGTTCGGTGCGGCGGACGGAGTGTAGAGCGTCCGCCAGAATGCCGCGGAACGTCCGTGGCTGGCGCGAGCCCAGGCGATGCGGACGGGTAAGGAAACGGCGTCTCCGCGCGGCGGATATTACGACAAGGACGGGAATTATCACGGACCGGCGGCGGCAGAAGAGGTGGAACAGAAGACACCGGAGCCGGCGGCTGGCGGAGATACGGGGCTGAATGTGCCGGAAAATGAGGCGGAAGTTCGATTCCGGGACGACGGGCGGACAGTGGCGGAAAAGCTGTTTGACGAATAGGGGGTCAAACACCGGCGGATGACGGATGAAGAAGTCAAAACGGAGGGGATCGGCTGGGTATATGACGCGGACGGAGCGCGGCACGAGGCAAATGGTCTGTTCGATCATAAAACGAACATGGTGCTGATCAATCCGGACAATGAAGGGGAGATATTCACGCATTCGCATGAGCTGGATCATTACATGACGAAGAACCATCCGGAGATTGCGAAAGAGCTTCATGCGGTGATGGATTCGAAGATGAACGAACAGGCGCGGACGGCGATCAGCGACGGACAGACCACGCTGGACGAGTTTCATGCGGACATGTTGGGTGAGGTCATGAGCGATCCGGAAGCGCTGCGGAGTTTTGCGTCTGATCTTGAAACGCAGAGAGCGGGATTCGGAGAGCGTTTTCTCCGGAGCGTGATCGAGTTTTGTGAAAAGGTGATGAGCTTTGCGAAATCGAACCGGCACAGCCCTGGAGCGGAAGCATACTTCAACGATTACAAGGCTGTGAAGGCGGCGGCGGTGAAGGCGCTTCAGGAAATGAGGCGACGGAACGGGACAAGCACCCAGGAAGAGAATACGGTTGGGGTGCAAGGGGGGAACAGGGTGGAACGCGTGGCGGTCTCCGAGATCAATGCGGATCCGGCGCGGTTTCAGTTCAAAAGCAAGGCGAATCCGCAGACGGGCGTTGACGAGAGCAATCAGATCGGCGGGTCCTGGGATCCGAAGACGGCCGGGAATCTGTATGTGTGGGAAGATCGGAACGGCAAGAAATATGTGGTGAACGGTCATCACCGTCTTCAGTTAGCGAAACAGAACGGAATCGAGGGAGTGAATGCCATTGTTGACCGAGAATCGGAGGGAGTGACGGCGGAACAGGCACGGCGGAACGGCATTCTGATCAATATCCGCGACGAGCAGGGAGACGTGGCGGATTATGCGGAATTCGTGCGGCGTGAGAAGCTGGACGAAGAAACAGCGGAGAAAGAAGGGATTCTGGCGCGGAAAAAAGGCCGGACAGGGTATCAGATCGGGCGGTATGCGAGTGACAATCTGTATCAGCATTTCAAGGACGGCACGGTATCGGAGGGTCGTGCGGCGGTTATAGCGGACACAGCGCGCGGAGACGAGGCATAGGAGAGTGCGGGCATCAAAGCGGCCGGGGACGGCATGTCAGCGGCACAGCTGAAGGAATTTCTACGGTGTCTGAAAGAGATGCCGCGAGAGAAGAGCGAGCAGGGTGATTTGTTCGGATTCGACGATTCCGCATTGAAGACGGCGGAGAAGCTGTCGAAACTGGCGGCGAAGCACATTTCGGAGGTGAAGACAAAAGTCAACGCGGCGAAAAACGCGATCCGGAATCCGGAAGCGGCGCGGAAGCTGGGGGTCAAGGTCAAGAAGGACGCGGAGAAGCTGCTGACAGACGCGCAGTCGGAAATGCAGAGATGGGAACACTGGTACACCGATCCTGAGCTGAGCGCACAGCTGAGGCGCGAGGCGGGAGAAGAGACAGAAGCGAGCGTGTCTCGTATCGAGGGTGTTGATATCAATGCAATATCCGGAAATATCGGGAAATACTTTCATGATGTAAAAAATGCAATACGCGCATTGTATGCAAAAGCATTTACCCATAAAGGCAGAAACAAGTCCTTTGTCAATTTTGCGCAAGTAAACGAAGAAGAGCAAAAAATGCTTTCTGCACTTTGCGGTGAGGATTTCAGCGGAGCAGAAGTGCATAGCATTGATGAGGCTGGAATCCGGCACATGTATAACCGTCATGGGAAAACAGAGGAGAAACAAGATCAAAGTCCGCTGGAAGAATCCGATTTTATCCTGATTCCTGAAGTTGTAAAGGACGTCGTCCCGAAATATTTAGGCAAGAACAGAGAAAACAACCATGTGTTTCAGTACCATAAAAAAATTGGAGATGAATACTTTTATCTTGAAGAATACAGGAATGGAAGAGGAAAACTCTCCGGCGTGAGTTTCTGGAAAAAAATCGGCACCCCTGCGGCGCCAACCTCCAAGAATGTACTTGACGGAAAGCCTACGTCCGAAACGCTCCGCACCCGTGCCGATAAGAATACACTACACGAAGAAACTGAAAAGTCAAGCGGGGAAGCGAAAAAAATCGACAAGGGCCGTTTCAATCCGGAATCGGAAACGCCTTTGCTGTCTTCGGAAGAGGATGCGAACGACTTTCAGCTTGTGGGCGAGACGGCAGAGGACGCGAAGAAAGCGGATTTTGCTGCCGAAGCGGAGAAGAAAGCGAAGCAGGCGCGTGCAGACGCAGAATCGAAGGCGGCGACGCCTGATCTGATCGGAGAGGCGGATACGGGCGCATGGGGATCGAAGAACAAGATCGTCACGACGAAGGTATATGAAGAACAGCTTGCGAAGCTGAAGAAGGCGCTGAACGGGCGTCTGCATTCCGGCATTGATCCTGAAATTCTGAGTGCAGGAGCGGTTGTAGCGGCATATCACATTGAAGCGGGGGCCAGAAAGTTTGCTGATTTTACATCAAGGATGATCGAGGCTGCCGGAGAAAACATCAGGCCGTATCTGAAAGGACTGTATGAGAGTGCCCGGCGTTTTCCCGGCATGGAGAAAATTGCAAAGGAAATGGACAGCACGGATTTTGTAGACGGATATGAATTTGAAAGCAATCCGGCGCATCTGCGGAGTGAGATCCGGGATGTTATCGAGGCGGACGCGGAATCGCGGGTAAAGGGGCAGAGGCTGAAAGCGCTTGCGGAACGGCACAATCTGGAGCTGAAAGACGTACAGGAAGAGACGGAAGCGGTTCTGGTTGACATGACGCGTGAGATTGACGCGCTGGGGCTTTCGGAGGACGAGACATTCAAGCGGATGGCGGAGCTTTACCAGAAGCAGCCGGTGCTGTCGAACCGGACGAGCACGAGCATAGAGAATCAGGCATATTCGACGCCTGTTCCGCTGGCGTGGGCATAGCAGAAGCGGATCGGGGTTCAGAACGGGCATCTGATTTACGAACCGACGGCGGGTACGGGGCAGCTTGTGTCGATAGCGCCGCGGAACCGGACGATTGTGAACGAGCTGGACAAGAAGCGTCTGGCGATTCTGGACAAACAGGGGCATGCATTTGTTCACAATAACGACGCGACGAAGTGGAAGCCGACGCAGCAGGCGGACCGGATCATTATGAATCCGCCGTTCGGTGGAGCGGAAGCGATTGACGCGGACGGATACGAGATCAGCAAGCTGGATCATCAGATTGCGGTGAAAGCGCTTGGCGCGCTGAGTCCGGACGGAAAGGCGGCGATCATTGTCGGTGCGAACACGACGGGACGCGGGACGGGCAAAGCAGCAGTGCCGGATTGGCGATTCCGGAACTATCTGTATTCGCATTTTCATGTTGCGGATGATTTTATTGTTGACGGGAAGCTGTATTCGCGGCAGGGGGCGAGTTATCCGGTGCGTGTGATTACGCTGAACGGGCGGAAATTGCAGGCGGATGAAACGGAATCGCCGTCAGAGGTTGAAAAAGTTGATTCGTGGGATAGAGTATATGAAAAACTGAAAGGAGAACTGAGCGATGTCGATACTGAAACCGGGCGAGGAAATCTTTTATCTGCCGGGTCTGAGGGGGCTGAAACTGGCGGGACAGGAACTGCCGAAGGACGCGGACGAGGCGCTGGCGTGCAGACGGGCGTACTGGAGACGGCTGAAGGAGAACGCGTCGAAGAAAGATCTGAAGTGGGCGGAAGAGAACATTCGGGAGCAGCAGAGAGAAGCGGGGATACTGGATCGGGTGAGCTTGAAGGACGACAGTTATCTTCTGCTGTGCGACCGGACGTATCTGATCTACACGAACGACACGACGTACGACAACTGGAAGAAGATCGAGACGTTCTTCGAGGAGAAGGGACCGGAAGCGATCGAGCTGGAGACGGAGGATATGGAGGATTATCTGGAGAGCATCGGTCCGGGATCGGCACTGTACGAGCAGATAGAGGTTCTGATACCGTATTACCGGTAAAGGCCGGGAAGCGGATCAGCGCACTGCACAGCGTTTACGTTCCCGCGAGCGGGGCGCCGGAACTGGGCACGGTGATTCCGAACTACATGGCGGAACCGATAGCGCGAGCGCTGACGGGTGTGCGCGAGCGGCATGGGGACATTGACGAATATGTGATGTCGGAGCTTGGATATGGTTCCAAAGAAGATCTGTACAAGGCGTTCGGAGCGGAACAGGTGGACGGGCTTGCGCTTGCGATTGATTCGCTGCAGCGCGGTGGCTCGTTCATCATCGGGGACCAGACGGGGGTAGGGAAAGGCCGTCAGTGCGCCGGGCTGATGAGGTGGGCGCAGAAGAACGGGCGCATTCCGGTATTTTTTACGGCAAAAAGCATGCTGATGACAGACATGTACTATGACGGGAAGGATATCGGGACGGATTTTCAGCCGCTGATTCTGGGTGATGTGAGTGAAGCGAGCGTCATTTCGAGGGAGAACGGGGAAAGAATCATTCGGGCGACTGAAAAAAAGAAAATAGGGAAGGAAGGGGTCAAACTCTTAGACAACGACGGGACGTACAACGCGCTCTGGCTTCCGTATTCGCAGGTAAATACCAGGGATAACGAGCAGCAGCTGTTTATCCGTGACCTGCTGAACCGTCAGAAATGCCTGATCGTCATGGACGAAGCGCACAGCGCGGCGGGCGCCGACAGCAATCTTGGGGCGTTTTTCCGCGGAGACATCGAGGACGAAAGAGGCAAGAAGAGGAAAAAGAAGAAAAAGGGCGATGAAGAGGGGAGAGAAAAGAAGCCGGGTATTCTGGAATCCGCGCCGGTGGTGTATGTGAGCGCGACGTTTGCGAAACGTGCGGACAATATGCCGCTGTACTACAAAACGAAACTGGCGTCCGCGGTACAGCAAGTAAAAAATCTTCCGGAGGTGATGAAGCTGGGCGGAGAAGGGCTGCAGCAATGGATCAGCCGAGCTTTGACGGAAGACGGCCAGATGAAGCGGAACGAGCGTGATTTCAGCGGGGTTGAGTTCGACCCGGTGACTTATACGCCGGACAACATTGAAGAAGTGCGCGGGCGTTACGATGAAGTGGCGGCGGTGCTTCGTGCGATGGTTGCATACTCCGAACTGGTCCGAGACCGCGTGAAGAAGATTGCGGAGTATCAGAAGGCGAACACGAACGAAGAAGGATTCACTGCGGCGCAGTCGTTTTCGAGCATATCGCACAACTTCATTTCCAGTATGCTGCTGGGACTGAAGCTGGATGCGACGGTGAAACGGGTTGCGGAATCGGTGAAGGCGGGCGAGAAGCCGGTGATTGCGCTGACGGAAACGAAGGGATCGTTTTAGGATGAATATGCGCAGGATCACCAGCTGAAGACCGGGGACGAAGTCAAGGCGAAATTTTCCGACACGCTGCTGAATGCGATCGGACGGATGCACAAGGCGACGAAGAAAAACCAGAAGAGCGGCAAAGAAGACGAGACGATCTATTATACGCCGGAACAGCTGGGGCTGAAGTCGGAATACGACGAATAGGTAAATCTTGTCGAGAGGCTGAATGTTGATCTTGCGGTCAGTCCCATTGACTACCTCAAAAACGAACTGGCGAAGCTGGGGATCCGCGCGGGTGAAGTAACGGGGCGCACGGCCACGATTGATTATACGGGGAAGGTTCCGGTATTGAGCAGAAAGAGCGAAGCGGAACAGAGTAAAAACGGGCAGGTCAACGCATTCAACCGGGGCGGTCTGGACGTGATCATTCTGAATGCGGCCGGGAGCACAGGAATCAGTCTGCATGCCGACCGCCGCTTCAAGGATCAGCGGAAGCGCAAGATGTTCATGGTTCAGCCGAGCCTTGACATCAACCAGGTCATGCAGATGTTCGGGCGGATTCTGCGGAGCGGGCAGGTAGTGAAGCCGAGTTATGAGATTCTTTCGCTGGATCTTCCCGCGGAACGGCGTCCGACGATGGTGCTGGCGAAGAAGATGAGAAGTCTGAACGCGAACACATCCGCGAACGCGAAGGGGAACGTGGATCTGGGGGTTGACTTTCTGAACAAGTATGGAGACGACGTTGCGCTGGAGTATTTGCAGAATCACAGCGATATTCAGCAGAAAACGGGGATCGAGATTTTGACGAACGCGGAAGGGGAACCGATCGGCGAAACGGAAGACCTGATGAAAAAACTTCTTGGCAAAGGCGCGCTGCTGAGCAATGCCGAGCAGGAGGATATGTACCGGGAGCTGGAAGACGCATACCGCGACTATACGGAAGAGCTGAAGGCGCGCGGAGATTACGATCTCGAAATGGAGGTTCATGAAGACTGGGATGTGAAGATTCTTGAGGAACGTCAGGCTCTTCCGGGCAACGGGAACGGCGGACTGTTCGGTCAGCCGGTGAATCTGAAAACGGTTGACATGAGGGAAAAAGTTTCCGTTCCGTCGCTGGATGAATACACGAAAGAGATCAAAAACAACGGGCTTGAAGACCGTGCGGCCGCGCTGAAGAAAGCGGAAGACCTCTGCCGGCCGATCGAGGATGCGATCCGGCGGATCGACGCGACGGTGTGGCCGGGCAAGGAATCGGACTTTATCCGGGAGAGACAGTATGCGAATCAGAAACGACTGAACGAGTTCCGGGAATGGGTCCGCCAGTTCCACAATCAGCCGCTTACGATTACCGTTGGAGAGAACACCTATCAGGGAGCGCTGAGCGATATTCGTGTGAACAAGCCGGACCCGAAGAATCCGGCGATGGGTTCGATCGTGCTGCGTTTTGCAATCGGCGACAGCATCGGGCATCTGCGCGTGCCGTACCGGTCCATTGCGACGGGCCGCGTCGGGGTGTACCTGTCCAGCAAGAGCCTCGACGAGATTTTCACCGGGCAGAAACAGACCATCCGCGTACAGCGGCAGGTGATGACCGGCAATCTTGCGGGCGCATACGAAATGATGCTGGCGCAACAGGCGGCCGGATAGGGGAACGGGACGCGCGGAAAGGTTGTCACCTACCGGACAGCGGAGGGCACGGAAGAAACCGGCATTCTGATTCCGAAGACGGCGGACATGACGGCGGCGGTTGACGCGGAGCAAAATACTTGTGCGAACTGGCAGGAAGCGTTTGCCGCACTGCCGGAGCCGGAGGATTATACTGTATCGAATCAGATCCGGAGCAAAGACGGACATTTTTCGATTACGCGGATGAAGGGGCGTATCATGTTCCGGACGGAACGGAGCAAAAGGACGGGCGGGACCTATTTTCTGGACGAGGAACTTATCCGGATGATCGGGAATGAATTCAGGAGCAGCGGGGCCTATATGCAGGCGCAGCGATGGGATTACTCCGAAACGGAGCATCCGCAGCTGAAAAACATTCTGAAATACCTCTACGAGAAAGGGACCGTGTTCTACCGGGTGGCGAACGAGAGACGGGAGTATTCGCTGAAGACGGGCAAAAAAAAGCAAGATTCTGATGGGCTTTTAAACACGATCCGGAACTTAATCCGGGGCGTATTGCGCCAAGAAGATCTTGGCGCCCTCGCCGTCCGTCAGAAGCTTGCTGATATTTTTAATATATCCCATGCAAGAGAAGAAGTCAAGCCGTATTTGGAGAAAATAATTGATTTAATTGATGCGTTCTTGCGTTCTGATTATCCTGAAGGCTCAAAAACGAAATTGACAGGAACATCCTTCAGAGGTGTTGTCGCAAACGCACTGGGGTTTGATTTTTCAGATACAGGCAGCGCATATCTTACGATAGAAGACAAGACGATCAGAATTGCGGATCATTCAGGAAATGCGGAAAATTTCAAGACGAATGATAACATCGGAATTATCATTCAAAAAACGCGTCGAGAAATGGGAAAAAGCCTTGAGAAAAAGTATGTGGAGTACATTTTCAACGGGTGGTATCTCAACAAGCATCCTGAACTTATTCCCGGAATTCTTTTTGATATCGGGATGTATTTTAAGACTGGAGAATATCATGACAGAACCGGAGCTGTTGCCCATAAAGTGACTGGGCCGATGTCGTTTCGTACTGCTGAAGAGGCAATGATTGAACAAGACAGAAAAGATCTTGAACGAATAGACAGACAGCTTGATGCTTCAGAATCTGTTACAAATGCAGTCAAACAAAAATACGGGAGCGGGAACACAAGTCTGCGTCAGGTTGCGGCCGGGTTCAAGAAGATAGAATTTCAGCCGGGCACGGTGAATCTTGACCTTGGCGGCGGGAAGTATGACGAGGGGACGAAATATCTTGCTGAACGCGGCGTTAAAAATCTTGTGTTCGATCCTGTCAACCGGGATTCCGAACATAATCAGCAGATTTTTGAAGCGGTCAAGAACGGTGGAGTTGACACGGTAACGTGCAACAATGTTCTGAACGTCATCAAAGAATCCGCGGCACGGGATAACGTCATTCTGCAATGTGCAAAGGCCTTGAAGCCGGGCGGGACCGCCTATTTTACCGTTTACGAAGGTGACGGAAACGGGACCGGGCGTCAATCTCAGGCGGACAGCTGGCAGGAACACCGAAAGACGGCGGATTATATGGAAGAGATCAAACGTCATTTCAAGGACGTGTTCCTGAAAAACAAAGTCATAACAGCGCGCGAACCGTTGACGGATGGAAAACTTTCCGCATGGGCGATGGATCCGACATTTGAGAATCCGAGGATGTACAGTCTTCGCCGGAGGCAGGTGAATCCGATTATTGAAGACAAGGCGCTGCAGGAGGAATACGCGGAGGAGCTGAAGAAGAACGAATACACGCCAGAGACGCTGAAGCAGTGGGACGAGGCGGCGGTGAAATGGATTCTGCGGCATGGCGGAATTCTTGGCACGGTGGAAGCGGTGCTGGACGGATCGACGCACAAGGAGCGGCACGTCTCGGCGCTGGTGTACCGGCATGTGATGAATTCGGACGTGTTCCGGAAACTGCCGCGCATCACGCGTGTGAAATTCGAGATAGAATACGTTTTCGACGGCACGGCGTGGGGCCGCGAGGGCGTGGCGAGGCGGATCGCGGCGCTGACGCTGGATTCGGTGGAAAAAGTGCAGGCGCTTTTCGACAAGCTGGATTCGAAACTGCCGGATGCGGAACGGATCAAACTGTGGAAGCAGATCAAGGAGAAATACGGGATCGACCTTACCGAGCTTCCGGAACACATTGCGGAAGACCGGAAGAAGCTGGACGGAATTCTCCGTGCGTATTCCGCGGCGATGGCGAGCACGGGGGACAAAATCTACGAATACTGGCTCAACGCGATTCTTTCGGGTCCGCAGACGCACGCGGCGAACATCATCGGGAATACGGCGAACGCGCTGTACGAGCTGGGGCCGAAACGGCTTGCGGAGGCGGCGGTGAATCTGCTGGCGAAGAAGAAAGACGCGGCGACGTTCGGGGAGTTCCGGGAGATGTGGAAAGCGTTTGACGCAAAGCGGGCGTGGAAGAAAGCGCTGGAGGCGTACGATCTGGAAACGCTGAATCCGGAAGGCAAATTCAACGAGAGCGCGAACGTCGCGATCGACGGGAAGACGGGGCGCGCCATCCGGATTCCGGGACGTCTGCTGAGGGCGGCGGACGCATTCAGCCGTGAACTGCTGATCCCGGTCGAGGCGGCAAGCCGCGCATACCGGTCCGGAAAGGCGGACGGGCTGAACGGGGAAGCGCTGGCGCGGCATATCCGGGAGGAGTTGAAGAATCCGGCGAGTTCCGCCATGCGCGCGGCAACGGCGAGTGCAACGGCGATGATCTTTCAGGAAGATCCCGGGACGACGGTCAACTATCTGATCGGGCTGAAAAACAAGAACACGATCCTGAAATACATGCTTCCTTTCGTGCGGACCCCGTACAACATTCTGCGGCAGGGGATCCGGAAAAGTCCGCTCGGCGCGCTGAATCTTGCGAAAGAGACGGCGGACGTGCTTTTGGGAAAGCGGGCGATCGACAGCGAATATCTCGGACACGTGGCGGAACAGCTGTAGGCGTGGGGCGCATTTCTGGCGCTGGGAGGACTGGACGACGATGACGAGCCGTGGATCACGGGAAGTTCCGAGGCATACGGGAGCAGCAAGGAGAAATTCCGTCGGAACACCCTGCCGCCGTACAGCATCCGGATCGGTGACACCTGGTACAGCTACCGGCGGATCGAGCCGCTTTCGACCGCGCTGGCGATGATGGCCGACGCGAAGGAGGCAATCCGGCAGGCGAAGAACGGAAAAGAAATATCGACGGCACTGGGGCACATGCTGCGGAATTCGGGGAAGATGATCAGCGAGAAGAGCTATCTGGACAGCCTGAATCAGCTTTACCGGTTCATGGAAGACCCGGAACACAGCGTTACGAACTGGGGAATGACATTCACCGCGAGCGCGATGCCGAATCTGGCACGGCAGACGCTGACAGCGTTCGACCCGATGGTGAGAGACATGAAGACACGGGACGGAGGAGCCGGAGAATATTACGACATCGTTCTGAGCAAGATGGGATTTGCGCGCAGAGTTCCGCGGGTGGACGTGTTCGGGCGCGAGGTCGGCAAACAGAAAGCGGAGCAGGCGGCGGATGCATTCGACGGGCTGTACCGTCTTTTCGTGCCGATCGAACGGAAAGAAGTATCAAGCGGACACAACGGGACGGATATCATCACGAAATGGAACTGGACGCATCCGGAAGAAGAATGGCATCCGAGCGAACCGGCATGGAAAGGCTCGATCGGCGGAAAGAAGTATCAGATGGACAGCG